CTCTTCAGTTGGGTCAATGTCCTGTGGGATAAATGAAGAGATCTTCTGATTTACCCCGCGAGCTGCGAGGGCATCCTTGATTGCTCTTTCACGTTGCGCCTTGTTAAGTCCCTCGAACTGAGCACGAAGCTCTTGTAGTTCTTTATCCTTTTGCTTGGCTGCTTTGCGTAGTTGTTTTACAAGGTCATTCGATGACTCACTTGTGGTGATATCGTCGTCGTCATCCTCGTACTCGTAATTGGACATAGTCCTTCTCCCTATCAGTTGTTTGATTGACGTAGGCCTCATATCCCTCTGGGGAAAGGGTATGGCTCCTACTACTGGTCTTAGGTATCACTCTGTTAGTGCCAGTATTTCTAACAGTAGGCTTAGATGTTTCCTGCTCGTTCTCGTGCTAAGGCACCAACACCAGCTTGACCGCTAAATGCTGCGGTCTCAAGTGATGTAAGTTTCTTGCGTTGACGTGCGGCTTCTGCAGATCCTGCAAGATTAAATATTTCTTGCTCTGCTTGTGTTTGTCCGTAAGGACTCTCTTTGTAAATATCTGAAAGTAATGAACCACGTGGTGATACTTCAGCAATAGTCTTGTAACCTTCTTGTGCTTGTGCCTTGGTTACGCCTGCTGCAGCAAGTTCTTCTGCACGTGTGACACCAGTTGTAAGTCCTTGACCAATAGCGGCTCCGCCAATTTCAGCAGCAGTTACCTTGCGCTTAATTGCGTCAAGACCCTTCTGTGGGTCAAGTGTATAAGCCAAGATATCGCCATTAGTAATATCTGGATAGAATGCTTTAAGAGCTTGTGATACTTCTGGGTTAGCCTTGAGAACTCTGTCTTGTGCTGTAAGCACACGCTCTTCTAGTTCTGTAGCGGATACATCGTTGGCAAGAAGTGTCTGAAATCCCGCCTGAGTCCCCATAGTATCATTTGCATAGTAAGCCTCTGGTAATCCATAGTTACGCATAATGTTCTGGTACTGATCTTCAACGGCTACGTACTCTGCAGGGCTAAGCGCTGCTAATCCTTTAGCAATGCGTTGCTCATTAGCGGCAAAGCGCTTCTTATAAGCATCTGTATTTTGTAGTTGAATTGTTAATTCAGCAGGTGATGCACCGCTGATAATGAAACCCTTAAGTGGCTCTACAAGTGCGGATAAACCATATCGGGTAAACTCTGCTAATAATATGTCATATGCTGATTGACGTTCAGCCTGAGCCTGTGCTTTTAGAAGATTGGCTGTTGTATCCTCTTGAGGTGTTCCACCGCCAGTGTTCTTATTATCTCCGTATAAAAATTTAGTCCATTCTTCAGGACTAACTAATTTTCCATTGATATAATTTTTTCCAGTATTTGATGTACCAGTACGGTCAGATCCTAAATAATCTTTATCTGATGAATAACCAGATATTCCACCACCGACTGTTCCTTCTGCTCCGCCAGCTAAATATTGTCCAAGAAGACCAAGTACCTTTGTGGTGTCTTTTGCAACATTACCAAGACCTGCAGCAATTGCTTTCTTTTCTGATGCTGATAAACCACTTGACTTAGGAGTTTGAGGCGTTGTCTTTGTAGGAACCTTTGCAATCTTTCCAGTAATAGCTTTTGGACCAGCCATCATTTACCCCATAAATCCAAAGTCTTTAAGGACTTTAATAGTTGAATTAGAAACATCTTCACGAGCATTATTTGTATACTGCCAGCGACTATCTTGACGTAGTTCTTTTTCAAAGTCATAGATTGACTTAGTTCCTACTTTTCCGTCAGGCATTGTGTATGACAAAGCACCACGAACCTTTGGGTCAAATACATCAATAGCAGAATCTGGTATCTCAAGAATACGGCTCATAGATTGAATGTATGGGTCAGCTAAAGTTTTGAGGTCAATGCCTGCTTTAATCTTATCTGCGAACTGTGGAAATGCAGATGCTGCACTTTCACGCAGAGTATTCATAACAGTATTCTCGTCCAGAATTCCAGCATTAATCTTATTTGCATAATCTGCTGCTGCAGTATCAGATAGGTTAATACCGTTATTACGAGCAAGGTTCTTAATAGCTACAAAGTACTGACCAGAAGGACCTTCTGGAATACCAGCTTTATTGATTCCAACTATTCCCTTGGCAACGTTAGCCTTGATTTGCTCATCAAGCCAAAGAGCAGGATCTATACCATCTGCTGTTAGGTATTCAGTGCTAACTAGATTACCGGACTTATCGTAAGTATAGGTAATATTTGTCTTTGACTTACCGTTCTTGCCAGTAAATTTAGCCTTAAGTTGTGGCGCCCAGATTGCTAATTCATCAGCACGTGCGTCACGTCCATAGTAAGCCTTGAAAACCTTATTGACTGTCTGTCGAATTGCTTGATCTGTTGGTGCCTGTGAGGAAATTTGTACAGACTTATATACACCAGTCTTTACCTTTTTGCCAGATTGACTATCAGCAGCTTGTTTTTCAATGGCTGCAATTTCAGCATCAGTATAACCCTGACCTTTTAATAAGGCTTTCATTGCTTCTGACAAAGCCATTATTTACTCTCCTTCGGGGTTAAATACTTATCATAGACAAGGTCTTGTGAAAGGAATCTGTCATATAAGTAGGCAAAACCTAGTTTGTCGTCGTCTTTAAGTTTCTTAACTGTTCCATCGTAGATTAGTCGCAAGTCTAAGTTTGACTTAGCCTCAATTGACTTAGCTTCTCTTGTGTTGAGTTCAGCTGCAATTGCCTTACGAACATCTAGATAAGCAGATACTGATTTCCAAGTGGTGTTATTCTTGTTATCTTTGATAAACTTCTCATCACTTAGAATCTTTCCAAGACCTGCAATAACGCGGTTTGTTTTAGAACCATCTGAGTCAAGATAGTCGTCATACCAAGCTGTACGTGCTAACACGCCAGTCTTTGGGTCAACAATCGGCTTACCGTTTTCGTCCTTTTGAACCGATAACTTAGTAACGATTGCTTCTTTAAGAATCTTGAGATCTTCTGCTCCGGACTGTTGTACTGAAGATAGACCACGCATTCTTAATTCTTCATCAATTGCATCAGCAAATTTGTTGTATGTAATCCAACCCTTTTCAGCCTCATTCTTGCGCTGTGCTTCTGCAGGACTTTGTGCTGATAAGAACTTCTGTGGTGAATCTGCAGATATTCTCTTGCCCTGTAGGTACCTATAAGCAGCCTGAGAGAAGTCATAAGTTGTAGGGTCATTTACTACAAGACCAATTAACTTTGGCTCAATCTTTGCTAAGTCACCAATGAGACCTGAATACTTGTTGATATTCTTTGTAGCCTGAACTGTTGACTGAACACTTGTTGGGTTAGAAGAAAGACTTGCTGCAAATGAGAAGAAATCTGGGTAGTCATCAAAGAACTTTTCATCAGCCTTCATACCATAGAGGCGCTTATATTCACGAGACTTATCCATATAGTACTTATATGGTGTATCAAAACGTGGAGCAAATGGCATAATCAGAGAAGCTGCTGTACGCATACTCCAGTAATCTTTAGTCATCTTCATAATCTGGTTAGGATCTACAGGAGGAAGGCCATTGCGCTTTGCCTTCTCTTGTTCTGTCTTCCAGATTAGCTGATAAGTGTTAGCAAACTGTGGGTCTTCTAAATTACCAGCGCGAGTCTGTAACTTTTGGAACCAAGTTGGTAGGAATCCAGATACAGCATTCTTTGTTGGACCAAAAGGAAGCGCCCATTTGAAAGATTCCTCTAATGAAGGTTGACGTTTAACAACTTCAGATACTGGCACACCAATATATGGACCTACTGGGAATATATCGCTGGCAATATTAGGATTGCCTTGCATATAAAGCACATCTAGTCCACCTTGGAAGATGATATCTAGTGATGCCTTTGGAATACCAAGTTCTGTTAGTGAATTAAGACCTGGAATCTTTGTAATTCCTTTAGGAAGTCCGACCCAGATAACATCGTTACCACTTGTCTTGCCAGACTCGACTGGATTACCGTCTTGGTCTGTTACAAGACCCTGTTTATTTGGTGAATTCCATACAAGATAACCACGATTAACAAGAGCTGGATTAGCAACTACCATCTTTGACCAAGTCTTGTAAGCATTTTCTTGTGCAGAGAAGAATGGACTGATGTATTTGAAAGCAGCAGCAAGGTTACTCTTGCGCTCAATGTTAAAAAGAACACCCTTCATCTCACGAAGCGCTGTCTTATGAGAAGCAGCCATAATTCTTTCTTGATCTGCAGGTGTTAATTTACCGCCTTTTAGGTCAGCGACAATATTTACACGACGTCTTGCTTCTTGGCGATAGAAATGTACATATAATGGGTTACGCGCCCAAGTATCTTCTGGGATAGTTCCAAGAAACTTGAACAGAGTGTTGATAATTTCGCGGCCTTTAATACGAGAAGTATTAAACATAGCTTCTTCAAGAAGATGTCCGTGAATAATAGGCAATGATGTTGGATCTGTAAATGCTGAACGTAAATCATTTGCTGTAATTTCACGAATATTACCACGCAGGTTAGATGAGACTGGTAGGTACTTATCTAAAAATCCATTAACTCGTGATACGTATTCAGCTGATTCTCTTGATTCAAGACTTAGGCTGCGACGTAAATCGCGTCCTGTTGGTGAATTACGTAACCACGTAGCAATATCATCAAGTGATTCTCCAGCAATAATTTTCTTTACTACTGCTGAGTTACCAAACTGTTGACGCAATGTCTGCGCCCATTGGTCAAAGTATGCAGGATCTGTTGGTCGAACCTGTGTAATACCCTTAGATGATAGTTGACGTACATACATATCGGTATTGCTGTCAACCATACGCTCAAATGAGTTACCAGATGAGGAAATCTTGCGGAACATATCTCCTAGTGGACCACCAAAAGCATCGTGAAGGATATACTTACTACCATCAGATGTAGTAACTTCGTAAGAACCAGTTCCAATGCGAGCCTTTGGCTCAGCACTCTTTGAGCGATTCAATACATCTACATAGTGCTGGTAGACAGCCTGCTTTTCTTCTTGTAAAAGTTTAAGTGTATTCAGTTTACCTGATAGTTCAACACTATCTGGCTTCAATGATAGTTGTGTTTCTACTTCGCCAATTTGTTTCTTAAGGTCATCAAGTTCTCTGATAACACCAGTGCTTGATTCTTGTACTTGACGTAATGTCATACCAGCATCTACTGGACGATATCGGTCAATGAGGCGTGCTGGAACTGCAACAGTATTATTAAATACGTTCTTAATGCCTTTGCCCAAGTGCTGAAGCGTAGCCATTGATCCTACTGATGCAGCAATGCGGAGTTGAGAATCAATTGCGTTACGCTGTGTATAACCAAGACGAAGCAATGCTCCAGCCTTGAAAGCATCCTGTAGAACATCTACATAATGAAGAGTAGTATCAACCGCTCTTCCACCGATAGCCTTAATAACAGAACTATTACGCTTGAGTAGATTATCCATTAATTGGAAATCCATCAAAGGTAAGAAGTTAGCAGTCTGAGATTCTAGTTGTGGTATCTTAAGAATTGAATCATCAAAATCAACCATAAAGCCATTATCTTTAATGGACTTCAATGCAGATGTACGAGCACCGTTATACTCATTGTAAATTTTATTTGCTGCATCTTCATCAATGTTATATTTAGCAGCAATGGCACGCAATGCGGTATTTTCAAGATTCTGAGTTGCAACAAATCGCGCTTCTGGAGTAGAAGCTGCCATATAAGTATCAAGCAATCTCTTGCTCTGCTCTGGTGTAAGTCCAGCAACCTTTTCAAGTTGGCTTACGTTAGCAATAACTTCCTTGTAGGAATCAGCGTCGTTGAAATCAACTAGACCAGCAGGACGTTCTCCTGCAGCCCAAGAAAATTTCTGATATAAACGGTGAAATCGAGTTGGCTGAAATACTTCAACGTTAGGACTTCCAACAGTTTTGTCATAAAATTTAAGTGAACGAGCATTGGCTACAAAGTTTTCAAATCCTTGTAAAGCCTTGCCTGTTGTGCGTGTGAGCGCACCGCCACCCATAATGACATTTCCTGCCTCATCTAATGAAGCTCCGCCTACCTGCATTAAATCAGCAAAGTACTTATCTGTTTTAGCAAGTGACTCATAGTTATCTTTTGCTGACTTGATAACTGCTTCATTATCGTTGAGGAATGGAATCATTCCAGTTCCATCTGGTGCAGAGTATAACTTATACTCATCAACAGCTGATAGGTCACCACGTGCTGTCTTGAGAGCATCCGTGATGTAGGTGCGTTGTAATGCCAATTCATCCATAGCAGCAGGATCACCTAGTGCTGAACGAAGAATTAATGCTGTCTCATCACGGTCTACTGAATCACCTAGAAGATGAGCGAGCAATCCTGGATTGTTAGAAGACTTAACCATTGGGTGAGATATTGCATAAGCAGAATCTCTTTCAGTAAAGTCATCAATTACTTTACTGAAGCGATTGTTTACACCATATTGAGCCTTGGTAATATCTTCTGCTGCCTTAGCAACAGCATCAGCATTAGTTAATTTACCAACGCCTACTTCACTTGCCTTGAGAACCTTAGCCGCTTTACCAGCAGCAAGGGTTACATCTCCAAATAGTTGTACTCCTAAATCAAAAGTACCCGATGTCCACTTACCCCAAGCGCTCTTCTTAAATGCTTGTTCGCGCTGGCGTGGGTCATAGACGTTAAACTTTGGGTCGTAGATATTGCGATAAGAACTAACTACTGCTTGACCAAATGAGATATCCTGAGCACCTGTGTAGGCTTTCTTCCACTCGTTAGGATCAAAGATGCTACCGATAGGTTCTCGACCAGATGTAATATCACCAATAACAAGGTTGTAAGTTGTTAATGGTTCACGGATAAACTCTTGGTTAATCTTATTAATGCGCTCAAGTGCAGGTTGAATGCCTGGCACTTTCATAATTGCTCCACCAGCGGAAGCAAGAGGCTTTATGAAATCTTTTGTAGCGTCATCGGCTGCGGTTTTGAATGGTTGAATAAATCCGTTATATTCATCAGCATCATTCCAAGGTGCTGTACCGATATCCCAAGCAAAACGTGCTGGAGCAGTTGCTGCTCCTAGTACTTCGCCACCAAACTTAAATAAGTTTTTACCAGCGGTACTAGCGACATCACCAATACGATTCCAAATACTACCCACTACATATCCCAAAGTTGACGGATTGCTGCCCTAGTCTCTGGAGATGTATTAGGTAAGTCTGCGACGTAGGCGAGTACTGGCTTATATGCTTGAATTGCTGAACGGAAATTTGTGTCATCAGGTTGACGCATTACAAGCGCATCTGAACCACGTCCACCAGAAACATCAACACCATCAGTTACTGGTACTTCTGGCTTTTGTGATGGTGCGTAAATTGGAGTAATAGGAGTAGCAGGATTAGATGGACGACCACCTACGTTATCTGCTACACCACGAGTCTTTGATAACTTTGCTTCGCTTTTAAGATTAGCTGTTTCAAGACCTTCACCGTAATATTGTGACGGTAGATCTGTTCTCTTTGCAAATTTGCCAGGACCTGCAGCACCGGCGAGTGGACCTCTAGCCATCTGTTTCCTCCTGTATTGTTTCTAAATCTTGTGAAAATTCTTCCCACACTTTGATTGTGGCTGACTTTTGATTAGCGTGATAGATAGATAATTCATATAACTCAGAAGCAAACGCTTCAACTGTCTGAGTTATGTTGTACATAAACCCTGCAAGTATTACTAAGAAATCTGTCGGGCGTACTGGACGCGGAAGTTTGTCTTTACTACTCATCGTCCAGTACACCTTTCAGGTAAATAATTTAAGCCTTCTTGCCTTTGCGTCCAGGAACGACCATTCCGAAGAATACCTTGCCGCCTGCTGGCTTCGCTGTATCTTTCTTGCCTTCTACTGGCTTTACTTGTACAGACTTTTCAAATGTACCTTTTTTCATATTTGCACCTCCTTCACTTATGCTGCCCCACCAATAGAGGCTAGTAGTTGCGCTATATCGGGACGTTGACCAGCAGCAGGGGCCTGACCAGCTTGTTCTTGTGGAGGTTGCTGCGAGGCAGGAGCGGTGGCCGCACCTGCTGCTGGAATCTGTTGTTCCATACCTGGCGCCATAGGTGGCGCAACTGGTGGAACTTCTTGAGGCATAAATACTTTTTCTACAGTTGACTCTAGTGAGAGTCCCTTTTGGCGACCTTGGATAACACCAGCGATACGCTTGACAATCTCTTCAGGGTTTTGCCCCTGCGCCGCCATAGCAGGAATAGCTTGAGCATACTGAGCAACGGCCACACGAAGAGAGTCACGCATTTCTTCAATATCAACACGCTGTTCCTCCTGAGTTACATTGAGGTCCATTGGAATCTCACGACGTACATAGTCGCGTGATACAAGTTTATCTGAACGCATCTGTAGTAATGCAATGATTGCACGGTTAGGATCCATACCAGACATAATTCCGTAACGGACGTCTACTCCGTACTCACCCTTAATGTCACGAGATGGTACGTACTTCATATTGTATGGAGTACC